ACATTTAACGGCAAGTTTAACACGCCAATAGGCACAACTTCCGAATATGTGCGCGGCGATGGAACGCTCGCAACCTTCCCGACCTTGCCTACAATATTTAAGACTACAACAGATAGCGCAGGATTTACAAATAACTCAAACAATGTAGTATATACTCAACTGATTTCTGCCAATACATTCGCAGCAGGAGATATTGTAAAGGTTACTTATCGAACTCGTAAAACTGGTACAGCAGGTAACCAAGTATTAAGAATATATGTAAATTCCACGGCAGATTTAGTTGGTTCGCCTATTTTGATTGCAAGTTATCAGAACGCAGGAGCGAATAGTTTTTTGATAAATCAAATTTTTCGGCACTTGGTTATTAAGACAAGCACAAATAATACTGAAGTTATAATTGCTAATGGTCTTGGTAGTGCATTTGATTATGGATTATTCGCAAGCGTTACAACTTGCTCCATAAATTGGACACTTGCACGATACTTTGTTTTCGCAGTTCAAAATACTGGTTCAACAGATACTAATTTTGGCTCAATGTACTTAATCGAAAAGCTATGACAAACGTAAACATCACACAGACATCGATACGATTCTTTTCATCCGTTGCGGATGGTGAAATCGATGCGCAACTAATCGCTCCAAATTGGGAGGTTGTGGACGAACAAAGCGTGCACATTACTTGTGAAGCAGGCGTGTATTGCTTTGCAACCACAAGCACCACATTCAACGAGCAACAATTTGATAATTCAGAAGATGCCTTGACGTATCTCAATAATTTGTAACTTTGTAAAAACTAACCAACTATGGCAGGCGTTAAAGTAACCGATTTACCAGTATTAGCAACGGCTGATGCTACGGATGTGTTCTACATTGTTGACACCTCGATAAACCAATCGAAACAGATTGAAGTAGGTGAAGTAGTAAACCTACAAACGGCGCACGACAATGGTAGCGTAATAAATACAATTGATGTTATTGCAGATGGCACATCTAAAAATGTGGGTTTAGGCTTTGGTGCATTAGTCGGCAATACTGGAGATGAGCAAATCGGAATTGGTTCACGCGCTGGGCAAGGCTCAAGCGGCTCCACTGGCATTTATTTAGGCAATTTATGTGCTGACGGCAGCACTGGAGACAATGTGTTTGCAGTTGGTGATAGTTCATGTAATGCAAATAGCGGCAATAATGTTATAGCAATAGGCACTTCAAGTTGTAATAATAATTTTAGCGACTTTGTTGTAGCAATTGGTCAAGGGTCACTGGCAGGAAATCAAGGAGCTAATTCAATTGCTATCGGCATATCTGCAGGCGGGAGCAATGTAGGCGATACAATTGTAGCAATTGGTGATGAAGCAGGCCAAAATAATACAGGAGACTTTATTGTGGCCGTAGGCAATGATGCTGCAAAAAATAATAATGGTGATAATGTTGTAGCAATAGGCGGCGGTGCTGCACTTGGCAATACATTAGCTGGGATGTTTGTTGTGGGCTCGGCAAATATGCCGTCTTACGCTAACCCAGCAGCAGCAGTAGCAGCAATAACGGTGGGGCTTGGAGCAACGGCTGGCTGCTATTATTTATACCATAACCAAGCGGATGGCACAATCCGTGCAATCATACCATAATGCGCAGCACCTCGCTTCTCGGTCTGAATCTGATTAAGAAGTATGAGGGCTTGCGCCTTAGCTCCTACCTTTGTCCTGCTGGCGTGCCAACAATTGGCTACGGCTCGACACGCTACCCGAACGGCAAGAAGATTCTGCTTGGCGAAAAGCTCGCAAGCGAAAAGGAAGCAACGCAATTGCTACTTGCTACCCTTGAGCCATTCGAAGCGGCGGTAAATAAGCACCTACCGAATATCAATCAATGCCAGTTCGATGCTTTGGTATGCTTTGCCTACAATGTAGGCACGGGTGCATTAATCAAATCCACCCTGCTAAAAAAAGCCAAAGCCAACAATGCCGACCCTTCGATACTTGATGAGTTCCTTAGATGGAACAAGGCAGGCGGCAAGGTGCTTGCAGGGCTAACCAATCGTAGACGCGAAGAGGCGAATTTGTATTTCTCACTTTGTAAACTTTAGGGTTCAATTGCCCAAACACTGGCAATGCTTTCGCGTATTTTAACCTATGCGAAAACGTGCTACCAAACCAAGGCGAATCATTGACATCATTGTTAAGCATTGGCGTAGCACTATCGGAAGCCTTATGATATTAGTTTCAATATTTTTGCTAATCTTTAAAGTGATATCAACCGAAACCCTTGCGGCAATTGTGGCAACGCTAATCGCAGCAGGGTACATTCCAAAAGCCAAAGACGATGCAGCAAGTTCGTAGAGATACCGTAAAGATTGCACGCCATAACAAGGTGAATGTCGACACCATGAGCTGGGAGGTTGCAAATGCCGACACAAGCTTTCAGCAAGCTAATCGTAAAAGCTTCGAGTTCGTCATGGCACAGCCAAAGCCAGTGCGTGAACTTACCGCATTCGATACCATTCAGCCCTGCGATTTGTCACTATACCCACAGCCCACAGCCTATACTTTCAAACCTCAGCCTGTAAGAAACACGCAAGAATTGGATTCGCCTATGAACTACGATATACTCCTGAATGGTGTTGTGTTTAGCTTTGCCCTGTGGATGAGTGCGAAATACTTGATGGGTTGCGGTGCTGCCTGGATCAATTTATTTAACGATCTAAGAAGCGAGCTAAGGGCTTAAATCTTATCTTTGCTTTATGGCATCACTGCACATCCTTGAGGCGAGCATCGACCTCTTCTATGTGATTACCGACAGGGATGGAAACATTGTCACATCAAACGATTTGTTTCGCGAATACGTAAGTCATATCAAGCCAGGCAATATTTTGGACATTGCAGCCAATGACAGCGATCGCGATGAAATGCTTGGAGCAATTAGGAAAGCACAGAGCAAGGCACCGGATCCGATAAGAGTCTATTCCAAGACACGCCAGAAGATGTCATCTGAGCGGTACAATATGTGGAATGTTTACTCAATCATGAACAGCGTTCACATAATTGGCATTCAGTTGGTCGATGTGACTTCGATAAGCTCGCATGAACATGAGCGGCAGAAGATCCTTCTGGAAGAGTTTCGCTTCATGTTGAGCCACGAGCTTCGCCAGCCATTGACTTCAATTGGTGGCTTGGTGCAGATGATCATGGAGCACAAAGAAATCACAGAGGAAGAGCGCAAAGGAATTATGGAGATGATAGCAGACAGCGTGCAGAAGCTTGACGAAGTGATCAGGCTTCTGGTAAAGAAAGCAACGAGACAGCTATGAATGAAGCAAACACCTACTTACCAAGCACTGATGATGAATGTGACGAGCGGCTGGTGAAGGTGCTTGCGATTTACATCTTAGAAAGGGCCATGCCGCTGAAAGTTGCGAGCCAGATACTGCTTTCAAACTTGCGAAACAAGGACCTTTACATGGTGCGATTTAACGAAGTTATGCAATTTGTAAGCAATGGAACAACCTAACTTAAGCAGGCTTTATTTGGTGACAATTACGGTTGTCCTTGCCTTGATGATGATCAGGACTTGCGGAAGATTGGCCTCAACAGAGGTTGAACTGGAGCGGCTTGACAATGCCAATGACGAATACACCATGCGAATTGCTCAAGACTCGGCCAAGATTTACAGCCAGTCGCAGACCATTGTGAGCAGCGAGCGCAAGTATGCAGAGCTTGAGAAGATCAACGCAGCACTTGGAATTAAAGCAAGCCAAGCCGTACAATATAGGACCAAGACAGTGATACAAACCGAGTTTGAACTTGGTGACACGGTGTACATCGATAGCTTTCCGCACTTGCGCCTGCCAAGATCATTCGGGCGTGAAGGTAAATGGCTATCCATAGGCGGCACGATAAACCGCGTAGGAAGGCTTCAGATTGACTCAATGATAATTCCGGTAGCTTATACCGTTGCCATCGGAGATACGCTGCGTGAGGGCTCTATTTTGCGAAAGCGTGACAAGGTTGTCCGCATTGCAGTTGACAACCCTTATGTTAGCGTGACTGGCATCAACAATGTGGTGATTCGCCAGGATAAAAAGTGGTATCAAACCGATGCGGCCAAGATTGGGCTCGGGGCGTTTATTGGTTTCGGCCTGACACGCATAAAATAATTGCGTTGATTTTCAGGCACTTGCGTTTTTTTACGCTGGTGGTTTATTGTTTTCTTTGTTTTTCGCTTGCGAATTCAAAAAAGGGGTGTACATTTGCCTCAACAAAACAACGAAACAAAACATGAAAACACCACTATCAACAGCAACGACCTTCAAGAATTGGAAGGGCACTGAATTTTTCCACTACAATCACTTAACCGGCACGCTGGTAATGATTGTAAACGATGGCCCAATCAAGGGGCTTTACACTCGCTGCGATTCGCAAGCTGCAAATCTTTCACGCCAGTACCACCGCTCAATGGAGCACGGCACAGCACCCGAGAAGCGCATCTATGATCCTTGCGACATGGAAGAATTTCACAACAACTTTGCAATTGTAACTGAGCAATTGCACTACCAAGCAACAGACGCATTAATCACTAATCTTTAATTCTTAATCTTTTAAACATGAAAGCACCAGTAAACAGTTCAACAGGCGGCACACGCCAAATCGCTCCTGAAGGGGCTTATCCAGCAGTCCTAATCCAAATCATTGACAAGGGCACAACCCTCGATGAAAAGTGGGGCAGCAAAAAACGCAAGGTTCAATTCGTATTTGAACTACCAACAGAAACCGCAATCTTCAAGGAAGAGAATGGCGAGCAGCCTTTCATCGTGAAGACAATCTTCAACCTAAACATGGGCGAGAAGTCATCGATGCGCAAGTTCATCGAATCATGGGCAGGCAAGAAGATGACAGACAAGCAAGCTGGCGACTTCGAGATTTTCACACTACTTGGCAAAAGTGCATTGGTTAACATTGCACACAACGGCAAAGAAGATAAGACCTATGCGAACATCATGAGCGTGTCTCCAATGCCGAAAGGCATGCAATGCCCTCCAGCCTACAATGAGCTCCTTGCTTATGATTCAACTGAGCACGATGGCGAAGTATTCGGCAAGCTGCCAGAGTTCATCCAAGAAGACATTCGCAAGAGCGATGAGTGGATTGCTCGCGTAAGCAAGCCTGCAAAGGTTGCCGCTCCGGTGTACCAATCATCTGCAAGCGATGCTTTGGATGTTGATCTTGATGCATTATTCTCAAACGACTCAACCCCTTTCTAACATAAACCAAAAAGCCGAGCCCCACTTCAAAAAGGCTCGGCTTTTACTATGCATACACACATGAACAGCATTGCAAAGATACAAATTCCAATTCAGAATCTATACGCTGCGATTAATTCGCCAAAGGTTCTGCAAGCTCATGCACTCATTGACACCATGAGCATCGATGGTGATTGCTTCAGCGTTAGCAACGTGAGCGATTACAACAACACAAGCCAAGCAATCAAAGAAGCAAACGATGCCATCAAGGCCATCGAGGAAGCTCGCAAGATTGTCACCATCCCGATTGACCAGTACAAGAAGCAGCTCATGAATATCGAGCAAGAAGCAACTGAACCGCTCAGAGCCTTCATCGCATCGGCCAAGTCCAAGATGCTGGAGTACACAAACGAACTGGACCGCAAGCACGAAGAAGATCAGAAGCGCATAAAAGAGCAAGCTAAGTCGATGGCTGCCTTAACCGATGAGCTCGCTGAGGTTAGCATCCAGCACAGCCACATCAAAGGCATTCGCTCAATCCGCAAGGCTCGCATCAATGGCGAGGTAGATTGGGTGACAGTGCTTGGCGTGCTGTTCTCATCAGGGAATCTGAAGCAACAAACCTTGCTTACTGGCCTGCCAAAAGCAATGCAAGAGCTCGGCGTGGAGCAGATCGCCGGCATTGAGATTTATGAAGAAAAAATTCAAACAATAATACGATGAAGCACAACCCTACCAAGCAGGTGCGCGCAATACTTGAGCGCGTGCCTGCAACACGCAAGAGCGATGCAAGGCTAATCGCTTACGTTTGGGCCGACACAATCGGCTATGACAAACTCAATGAAACAACTGCAAAGGAAGTGCTCGACATGATGAGCGAGGGCAAGCTTCCAGCTGCCGAAAGCATCCGCAGAGCACGCCAAAGAGCACAACAGTCTAACCCAAATTTGAAGTAACACCATGAAAACACCAGTGCAACAATTAATAACCGAGCTCAGAGAATTGCATCCCGAATTCTTTGACGTGCATACGGATAAGGGCAGGCAATTCCTAAACAACTTTCACAAGTACATTGCGATCGAAAAAGAATTGATAGTGCAGACCTACAACGAAGGTGCACTCGATGGCTTGCAGTTAGGGGAGGAGTTTTACAAAATCACATTTAAGCCATTAGATTATGACACGCGATGAATACATCACATATCCAGCCGTAAGTGCAAGCCGCATCAAGCGGTTCTACACTGGAGACATTAGCTATGCAAAGGCATCGCTGAACTATGGCAAGGACTTTCACTATTCGCTCCTTGAGTGCGAATACGAAACAATGGGCACGCCAGTGCGCAACACCTATGATGCAATTCATCAGGTGGAACTGCTTGGCGAGCTCTTCGACAAAAGCGAAAAGGAGCGCATCGTGGTGAGCGAGCTCACAATTGGCGATAAGACCGTGCTCGCAAAGGGTGCGATGGACATCTGCTGGGATGAGATGAAGATCATCGCTGATGTGAAGACCACAACAGCAAAGAACCTGCAAGCCTTCGCAGATGACATGATCAAGCACTTCAACCATGTGCAAGCTGTGTGGTATTCCATGCTGATGGGTTGGGATCCTAAAGACTTCTACTACATCGGCGTGCCTCCCAAGGTCAAAAAGTCTGGGCAGTTCACGGATCTCTATCTCTACCGGCACAACCAGCAAGAGCTCGACCATGCTTACGAGCTCATCGCTGGATTCCTAAATCAATTCGATGGCAATTATGGCAAGTAAATTCTCACAGCTCCAGCTCGACTTCATTGCTGAATACTACCCCAAGACCAAGACTTCAGAAATCGCCAAGATCATTGGCGTGTCTGAGTCGTCAATCTACAACATTGCATTCAAGTATGGATTCAAGAAGTCACCTGAATACCTCAGAGAAGTGCATGGCACAAGGGTCAAGGAAGTTGGCATGAAGTACCGATTCACCAAAGGCCAACAGCCTTGGAACAAAGGCATCAAAGGAAAGAACAACGCACCAGAGCACACGCTATTCAAGAAGGGCCATGTGCCTGTCAACTACAAGCCAATTGGCTGGACACGCATTGATGTCGAAGGCTATCACTGGACCAAGGTTGAAGAAGGGCTCAACGGCTGGGTGCTGACTCATCGTCTTGCCTGGGAGATGGAGCATGGCCCAATCCCGAAAGGCGCAATCATCCGCTTCAAAGATGGCAACAAGCTCAACTTTGACATCGAGAATCTATTCATCATCGACACAAAGCAGAACATGGAATTGAACACCATCCACCGCTATCCTGAAGAGATGCAATCCACAATGAAGACAATTTCAAAACTTAAAAAAATAATCAAGAATCATGGCAAGGAACAAAATTGAACACCTAAGGGATCACCTCTTCGAAGTAATCGAAATGCTCAAGGATGGTGACATGGAAATCGACAAGGCGAAGGCCATCACTGATGTGGCCCAGACCATAATAAACTCAGCAAAGGTTGAGGTTGACTTCATCAAGACCGTGCATGGCAACGGCTCGGACTTTATACCAATGGATAAAAGACTTGAGGCATGACCCTTCGCCCCTACCAGGAACGATTCATCAACAACATCGCTGCGAGTCTGCGCACTCACCGCAAGGTGGTTGCGCAGCTCGCAACTGGTGGCGGCAAAACCGTGTGCTTTTCTGCGATTTGCGACCGCTTCACAGCACGCAACAGCAAGGACATCCTAATCCTTGTGCATCGCGAAGAACTGCTCGCACAGGCCACGAAAGCCATCAAGCTACGCACACAAGCCGTGACCGCCGGCATCAAGTCGATTCCGCATGCTCGCGTTTATGTGGCAATGGTTGAGACGGCATACAAGCGGCTCGACAAGTTCACCAACATCGGGCTGGTCATTGTCGATGAATGCCACATCGGCAACTTCACAAAGGTAATCGAGCACTTCACGGACAGCTACATCATCGGCTTCACAGCAACGCCATTGGCAGCTCGCAAGACCAATCCCTTGAAGAACTACTTCGATGACATCGTGTGCGGCATCGACATCCCTGACCTCATCGAACAAGGCTACCTTTGCCAAGAACTTACCTACTCAGCAAAGTCAATTGTGGACCGAGCAAGGCTGAAGATGAAAGCTGGCGACTTCGATACGGCACAGATGGCAGCGGCCTACAAGAATCCAAAGTACATCGACACAACAATCAATGCCTACAAGAAGCACTCACTCGGCCAAAAAACAATTATCTTTAATTGCAATGTTGAGCACTCGATGGCAGTCAATGCCGCATTCCAAGCAGCAGGCTTCAACTCTCGACATCTCGATGCTGACTCGCCTGATCGGGCTGAGGTGCTCGAATGGTTCGCCAACACACCCGATGCAATCCTCAACAACATCGGAATCGCAACAACAGGATTCGACCAGCCCGACATCGAGACCGTAATCGTAAACAAGGCCACAGCATCAATGCCTCTTTGGCTTCAGATGTGCGGACGTGGAGCAAGGCCGCATCCGGTGAAGCTCGCATTCACCATCATCGATCTTGGTGGCAACTGCGAAACACATGGACTCTGGTCATCACCTCGCAATTGGGAGCGAATCTTCCACAATCCAAAAAAGCCAGGCGAAGGAGTTGCTCCGGTTAAGTCATGCCCTGAATGCGAAGCAAGGCATCACACAGCAAAGAAGGTTTGCGATGCAATTCCAACAGGGGAATTATTCCCTTGCGGATATATCTTCCCACCAATCGTGGTTAAAGATGAAGGCATTGATGAATTCATCCAAATAGGTCGCAGGATTGATGTAAAAAAACTCATTGAAGCACACGCTCATAATCAGCAGTACCGGTCTCTTTATGTGCTGGTTGAGAAAGTATTCACCTCAGCATTGGGAGTGCTCAAAGAAATTAATGAATCACACATGCCCATAATTCAGAAAAAAATTCATGAACTTGCAAGGCTCTGGTGCCACGAGCACAATAAACGATTCGATGCTTGGCACAGGGACCTCATAGACAATAAACTTAAAACACTTCTAAATGATCATCTCACAGTACGACAGCATCTACAACACCAAGGACACTGACATCGAGCTCGCAGCCTTCATCGAAGGCGTGCGCACCGGAAAGTGGCAAGACATCGTCCTCCAAGTCAGAGCAACAGCCGACAAGGACGAACGCGATAAAAAGAAAAAATCAGCTCCACTGGTAACAGTCAGCGGATCATTCTCGGCCCGAAAGGATGAAGCCATTCGAGCACACTCTGGCTTCATTGCAATCGATATCGACAACATCGAGAACCCTGAAGAGACCAAGAAGCTAATCGCAGCCGATGCCTACATCTATGCCGCATTCACATCCATCAGCGGACACGGCCTTTGCCTGATCATCCGCATCGATGGCACACGCCATCTCGATGCTTTCAACGGCATCGCTTCCTATCTCTACAATGAGTACCAGCTCATCGTGGACCAATCCGGCAAAAACGTCTCCAGAGCGCGCTTCATATCCTACGACCCTTGGATAATTATCAACACCAAGGCTGTGCTATTCAAGAAGTATCTACCCAAAAAGAAGGAGCAGAAGCTTGCAAGAGTTGCGGTTATAAAGACCGACTTCGATGCCATGATTGCAGCGATGGACCGCAAAGGACTCAACCTCTGCGAAGATTATTCCGACTGGATCCAAATCGCTTATGCACTTGTGTCTGAATTTGGCGAAGGTGGTCGTGACTACTTTCACACATTGTCCTCACACTCATCAAAGTACAACTCCGATGACTGCAATGCGCAGTACACAGCATGCTTGAAGAACCACAGCGAATCCAAAGGCAAAAGGTCAACCATTGCCACCCTATACTACCACGCCAAGAAGAACGGCATCGAGACCTATTCCGAGCAAAGCAAGGCCATTCTCAGGGCCGCAAGCTCGCAGCGTGCCGCTGGACTTTCGCCTGAAGCCATCGTGCGAAGCCTCGAAGTTTCAGGCATCAGCCCAGAGGAAAGCACGAAAGTTGTCAATGAGATAGTAGCAAAGGATATTAAATTCAAATCGGAGAACGTAAGTGCTGATATTGCGGCATTTATAAACACTTACGACCTCAAAAAAAATGTAGTTACTCGCAAGATTGAACTCAACGGAAGGGCCATCGATGACAGTGATCTCAACTCGATATTCTTGGATTCAAAAGCAATCTTTAAGGAATCAACAAAAGACCTTGTCACCGCGATAATTTTCTCAAATCGCATTCAGACATACAACCCGTTGCATGAATTCTTTGAAGAAGAACTGCATACCGATGACCTTTGCCCAAACCTAACGCACCTGCTCAACAGCGTTGTGACTGACACGCCAAACGCGCACAAGTGGATCACCAAGTGGCTTATCTCTGCCGTGGCATCAGCCTATGGAAATCACTCGCCTCTGGTGCTTATCTTTTGCGGTCAAAAGCAAGGCACCGGAAAGACGCATTGGTTCCGCTATCTTCTGCCAAAGCGATTGCGCTACCTCTACGCCGAGTCGAAGATGGATGGCGGCAAAGATGACGAAATCCTGATGTGCCTCAAGTGGTTCATCATGGATGACGAGTACGGTGGTAAGTCCAAGAAGGAAGAGAAGCGGCTCAAGGAACTAACATCGAAGGAATTCATAAACGTGCGCGAGCCATACGGCCGCGTGTCTATGGACCTCAGAAGGCTTGCCGTGTTCTGCGGAACATCGAACGAAACGCAGATACTCAACGATCCAACTGGTAACCGCAGGCAGCTACCCATCAACATTATTGACATCAACAAAGATGAGTACAACAAGTGCGACAAGGAAGGCTTATGGCGTGAGCTCTATGCCATGTACATCAACAATTGGGATTACACCGTGCTGCATGAAGATATACAAGAGCTGAATGAATCGACCAATACCTTCAAGCACTCAACACCTGAAGAGGACTTGATACACAAGAAGCTTCAGCCTGGCAATTCTTCATCCTATGGCGAGTGGATGTCGCTCACTGACATTCAGCAATATCTGATGATTGAAACCAAGTTCAACTACCTCAACATCCAGCGCATTGGCTCGATACTTAGCAGCCTTGGCTTTGAGAAAGATCGCAGGTCAAGAGGCAGCTCGAAGGTGACAATGTACTTTGTAACCAAGAATCCCATGTAATCGGACAACCTTGGACAACTTACTAAAAAGCAAGTTGTCCGCTCGAAAGCCCATATTTAACAACTCTTTCAGCCATATCGGACAACTTACAGCTTACTTTTTATACCTTAACAATATATATATGCACACACACACACACACACACACACACACATTATATACTAACAGCGTTGTTTTTTGCACCAAGTTGTCCGATTCGCTGAATTGCTTGGCATCATTGGGATTGAAGGATGTTTTTTGTAATTTTAAGGCATGTCCAAATTTGTAAGTTGTCCTGTCCATGAGCGAAGTAAAAACACAATCGAAGGCATTCACAAACCTATGGAATGCGCGTCCTGACTTGCGAGGAAGGATATTTGCCATCAATAACAACAGCCCAAACGGAATCAAGGGCGCAATGAACAAAGCTATGGGTGTTGTGCCTGGAGTGGCCGACATGTGCTTCCTAAGACCTGAAGGCAGAACTTGTTGGATCGAATGGAAGACAGAGACTGGCAGGCAGTCGGAGGACCAGAAGCGATTCCAAAAGCTTTGCCTATCGCTTGGCCATGATTATGTGATCGTAAGATCGGAAGAGGAATTCTTGAAGGTTATCAATCATGACTAATTACGAAAAAATCATTCACTACATGACCGAGAAGCTTCCAGACGAAGCAACGCTTGTGAATGGGCCGACAACTTACACCTCAACCACAAGAGCTCACCAAGCACTTGCGAGATACCTTATGGCCACGAATAAGCATGCACCTGTGCATCGGACTTATATGCTCAAGGCATTCAATTGGCTTGTGCTTCTGAAAAAAAAGAACATTCAATTGCATAACACAATCAAATAATAAATACATTTGCACAGATGGAACAGCAAAAAAAAGGCAGAGGAGGCAAGCGCATAGGCGCAGGCCGCACTCATAAGTATGGCGAGCCGACCATAAACATCACATTCAGAGTGCCGATTTCAAGCAAGGAAGCAATAAGAAAACTTGTGAACGGTTATCTTGACAGCCTTGTGACTCCAAAAAAGATTCATGAACCTGAAGGCGGTTGTTAAACTTTGGCACGATAAATGCATTACACATTCAAAACATACACAACATGATGACACTTGAAGAAATTAACCAAATCTCAGAAAGGCTCCTAAGAGAGTTTGAATTTTTGAAATCAAACAACAATGATGAAGATGAAGAGCATGATGAATGCTACGAAAAGGATTCCATTGACTTAGATTGCGAACGCTATCATGCCAAGAAAGATGACGGATTTTAATTCTATGCAGACAACGCGCCGGCTCAGAGCTGGCGTGTTTGTCGATTCGAAGTACATGCAAGACCATTGCTTCTTTGGATACCTAACACATCCAGGCCTTGAGTATGACATCGCCATCGCCATCAATATCGATGAGATCCACAAGTTCTCGAAGATCAATAAGCTTGTCCTTGATAAGCATGCCGGAATCGATTACAGGTTTGGAGTCCTGATATCCACTGAAGACAAGAACGGCGTTGAGGGCTTTACTTTCAAAGCATTCATTGAAGGCAAGCTTCACGACATGTTCATTTATCACTCGCAGTATAAAGAGATTGTCTTCAGAGGCCATGCGGTAAACATCGACCACGAAGGCGAGATATTTGAAAGATTACTAAATATTAACTAATTTTGTAGTATGCCACTATTCCAAGGCGATAGCCAAACCGTCATCAGCATGAACATCCGCAAGCTAATTGGCGAAGGATATTCACCTCAGCAAGCTGCTGCAATCGCACTGGCAGAGGCTGAGAAATACAGATCAAAGCGCGCAAAGTAAACAACGACAAAACAGCGATGCCAAAGCCGGAAAACATAGAGCCGCATAAGTTCAAGAAAGGGCAGACAGGCAACCCTAATGGGAGACCGCGTAAGCTGCCAGAACTCAGCAAGCTAATGGCTGACATCTTAGGTGATGAGAAGAACGGATTGAGCACAGCGGAGCGCATCCTTAAGGCGATTGAGGCCAAGGCATTGCGTGGCGATATCAAGGCGGCAGAGATGTTGCTCGATCGCGGCTACGGCAAGCCGAAGCAAACGACCGACACCAACATCACAAGCACTGAGCCCTTGGTGATCATTCGCACGGAGCCAAAGAGTGAATGAGCTACCGGCTAACCGAAACACAAACGATTGCATTTGACCAGGCGATAAGCGGCGAGAAGCGCGTGATCGTTTTCGGGGGCGCGATTCGAGGCGGCAAAACGTACTGGCTTTTGCTTACCATCAGTCATCTGGCATTGCACTATGCAGGCAGCCGCTGGGTGATTATCCGCAAGAGCCTGCCGGATCTTAAGCGCACAACCTTTCCAAGCTTCACGGGATTGCTTAGTGATGGGCTGAATGCCCACATCAGAAGCTGGAACAGGGATACGAATGTGGTGACATTCAACAACGGCAGCGAGCTGATCTTCATGGCTGAGAGCTTTGACGAAGACAAGGACCTCAACCGCTTTCGCGGCTTGGAGATCAATGGTGCCGGATTGGATGAGGTGAACGAGCTGCAAGAGCCTACCTTCTACAAGGTGCAGGAGCGCATCGGCAGTTGGAACAAGGCGCATGGCAAGCCTCCGATTGTTTGCTTGGCCACTTGCAACCCAGCCAACAACTGGGTGAAGTCAATCATCTACGAGCGGTACAAGGATGGCACGCTGCCAGACCGCTGGAGCTTCATACCTTCCAAGATCACTGACAACCCATACATCCCTGCCGAGTACCTGGAGTCACTTCGCGAGCTTCCGCCTGTGCAGTACGCACGATTCGTGGAGGGCGATTGGGATGTCATGGATGACGTGGCCAATCCGTTCCTGTATGAGTGGGCTGATGAGAAGCACATCGATGACAGCGTGCAGCTGAACAGCAACATGCCGGTGCACATCAGCGTTGACTTCAACATCAATCCGCTTTGTGCCTTGGTCATCCAGCACGTTGGCAGGGGCGCAGTGATTGTGGACGAGATCAAAATCGAGAAGGGCAGCGTGGATGCGTTCTGCGATGCGGTGCTTGCCTTGGGCGTTCCGATGGGCCTCATCAGGATCACTGGCGATGCGATGGGCAAGGGAGGCACGGTGCAGCAGCGTGACAACTCAAGTGCGTACACGCAGATCAAGCGAAGGCTTGGCATGAGCGACAGCCAGTTCTTGATTCCAGCCAATCCAACGCACTACAACAGCCGCATCGATTGCAATGCTGCGCTGCGCAAGCTCGACATCAGGGCCAACAGCAAGCGGTGCAAGGGCTTCGTGTTCGATGCGAAGCAAGTGCAGTGCGATGCCAATGGCAGCATCATCAAGAGCAACAGAAAAAACTTGAGCGAGCGTGCTGACTTTCTCGATTGTTTCCGTTACTTTGTAAACGCAATTCTAAAGCGATACTTATGAGCGTTTGTTCTCCTTGCTTCGATTCCGGCATCAGCGTGGCAGCTTGCAATGCTGGCATTAGCTTTGGCGTTGTCTCACCAGAGACTGAGTACAGTGTGACCATAACGCACAATGCAACCAAGAAGGTGCAGAGCTTTGTGGCCGAGTCGGATGTCGATGGCATCTTGACAATCATTGGCGCAAAGATTGACGCATTGCAGGGCTACACCATCGCCTTGA